CCTGGGACATTGTGGAATAATGGAGGCTTTCTTGCGATTGCTTAAAAGCCGTTTTGTTTTTGCGGCACTGTTCCTGCCTGGGGTCGCATTCGCGTCCTGTCCGGCCACGCCGACCGACTGCGGCTCTCCCACGATGAACAACATTCGCGTGGGGTCTACCGCGAACATTGGCATGGGCACGGCGAACGTCACGCCGAACTGGGGTTTTCAAACGCAGTTCGATGTTGATCCGTCAGCGCTAAGCACCAACGCGCGGCAGAACAACTTCTCCACGATCCTGAACTACGGCGCCAACACGACGAACATCTGGGAGAACGTCAACTCATTCCTGTTCGTCAATGGGCCTGGGATAGCGCAGGGTGAGATCAATCAGTTCCACGCTTACAACCAGGTCAACGCGGGCGCGCGGGAGAACGCGCAGGAGAACTTTGAGAGTTCTTATCTGAACAACGGGATCATGGGGAATATCGCCGGTTATCTGGCTTTGTTCCACAATGGTGCGGCCGGGACGGTGTTGAACGGCGCCACGGCGATGACCATGATATTTCAGAACGACAATCCGGCGGCGGGTTCGGTCAATCAGTGGGCGGGGATCGCATTTCAGCCCCGGATCGGCGTGGGTTCCAAGCCCACGTTCTACGATGCGATCGTGATCAAAGACCCAGATGCCGGGATTGTCACGCTCGGCGGCATCAATGTCGGCTCAATCGCGAACGCGGCCCCTGGGCAACTTCAGATATTAGGGCCTGACAACAGCGGCGCGACGGTTCCTTTCATCTTCAAGAACACCATCGCCGGCATCGCCACGCCGGTCATGTTTTTCACGGACGCGGGGATTGTCAACTTCGTGGCCGCCGGGGTGACGGTCAATCCCACGGGGATCAGATTGTCGGTCGGCGGGCCAGATAACAGCGGCGCGACATTCCCGTTCGCGGTCAAAAACCTTGCGCTGGACCGCGTGTTCGACGTGACTGATGCCGGAGTGGTCACTCTCAGTAGCGGTGTTTTCATAACCCAACCGGCCGGTGTTCTCGTGTCCTTTCTTTCGCCGGATAACAGTGGCTCGACGTTCCCGCTTTCGGTTAAGAACCTCGCCGCGTCCCGGCTGTTTGACATATCGGCCGCCGGGCAGATCGTTTTCAACGACTCCAAGGTGGTGTTCAGTCCATCGGGGGTTATCGTCAACATCACCGGGCCGGATACGAGTGGAGCGACGACGGTGTTCACGCTGAAGGACTCAGCCACGACCAATCTGTTTTCCGTGGATGACGCGGGGGTGATCCGGGTCGGGACATCGGCGGGGGTGACTTGCGCTCCTGGATTACCGACCGCGAGTTTCCAGACGGTTAGCGGGGTCGTAGTGCATTGCTGAAACATATCATCCTGCTGTCGTGCCTGCTCGCGACGCCCGCGCTGGCGCAGCAAACCGATCCGGTTGCCCTGGGCAATGTGCTTCTGGCCTGCGTGGGGCGGGAGGTTCAGGCTGCGTCAAGGATCGTTCAGCTTGAGGCGGAGGTCGCGAAGTTGAAGGCAGCACAACCACCAGCCGCGACAGGGACAGGACAATGAAAAAACCACCGGACAAAGACGACCGCCCGAACGTGCGGCTCGCCGCCGCGTCGCCGGCACTGCCACGCGACAAGAAGACCGAGGAAGCGCATTTGCGCGTCGCCAAAAAGCGTGTCGAGGCCGCGAAGAAGAAATGAGCGGCAACACCAACCCCGTCACGCAATACGCCTGCAAAATGCCGAACCCGGCGGTGCCTTACGTTGACATCAGCACCGGGCAGCAGTCCCGCGAGTGGTTCCATTGGTCGCTTCAGGTCATGGCGCGCACGGGTGGTTTAGCCGGGATCGGCACGGGTGACGTGCAAGATACCGCGAACACGGCGCTGGCCAATGCGAATGCCGCGCAGACCACGGCGAACACGGGCGTTGCCAACGCCGCCACGGCGCAGACCACGGCGAACACGGCATTGGCTGATGTGGCTACGGAAACAGCGCGAGCCACGGCGGCGGAAGCCACGCTGACGAGCGAGATTACCACGGAAACGGCGTCACGCATCGCGGCGGACGCGCTGAAAGCGCCGTTGGCCTCGCCGCACTTCACCGGCACGGCGCTCTTCGCGGGCGGGATTGGAGTCTGGGGGCACGCGGCCCCGGGAGCGCAGCCGGCGGCTCCGGTGTTGCTCGCGGACGTGATCGCGGTGCTTCAGGCTTATGGGTTGACCGCGTGAGCCAATTTCTCTGCCTTGCGCGCGGCGTGGATACGATGTCGATCTTGCTGGAATTGCAGCGTAATCCAGGCTTGTGGGAAGTCAACGATCACCGCGAGACCTATCCAGGCACGCCGCACGGAGACACGCAATCAGTATGGGTGCGATACCGCGCCGCCAATGAGATCGAGGGACTTGAATCGTTCCAGGAGGAGCACCGCAACGTATTCTGGCCCGCGTGGCAGGCACTTCCATCGCTGCGGCCTCTGGTGTTCGGTCTGATGGCCAAGGTCGCGGCGGTGGAACTCGGCTCGATCCTGATTACGCGGTTGCGGCCCGGTGGCGAGGTCAAACGTCATTCTGACGCGGGATCGTGGGCGCCTTGTTTTTATAATTGCAAGTGCCATGTGACGCTCGCCGGAACATCTTTAAGCGAATGCGACAGTGAGACAGTTCGCATGATCGCTGGCGATGTGTGGACCTTCGACAATTTGTTGCCTCACGCTGTTTCCAATGACGGAGACACGGATCGGCTCGTCGCCATCGTTAGCATGAGGACCGAATGACCGAGTTCGTGCGTCATCCAGAGCAACCGATCGTCACGGACCTGTCAGTGACAGACGACATTTTCGTGAAGTCGCATCTGATCCCGAAGGCCGAAACGTATCTCCCGCAGCATCAGCACGCATTTTCTCATGTCTCAGTTATCGCGGCGGGTTCCGTGCGGTTGTGGGAAGGCGATATGAACCGTGGGCTTTTCAAGGCACCGGCGACGGTCACGATCCTGGCGAACCGGCCGCACACATTCCTGACATTGGAAGACAACACCGTGATCCTCTGCATTCACAACGTCTCGCGAACCGGTGATATCGAGGTCACTAGTGAGAACAACATGGTGGAGGGATAGATGCCGTTCGGCGCGGCCATCGCGGCCGGCGTTGGCGCTGTGGGTGCCATCGGCGGATCGCTGATCTCGTCCAGTGCCGCCAAGAGCGCGGCCAACACGCAAGCGGCGGCGGCCAACCGCGCGGCGGACGCGGCGCAACAGCAACAAGCACAGGTCCGCTCCGATCTGTCGCCATACCGCGATGCCGGCCAGACCGGTGTTGACGCGCTGCTCGCCAGCCTCGGCCTCGGGGGAACGGGAACGAACCTCTTGGCCGCGAACGGGATCAACTCGCTCACGTTCCCGCAGGCGCCATTTCCGCAGTTCAATCCAACGACGGAAGCACTCAGGGCTACGCCAGGATACCAGTTCACGCTTGGTCAGGGATTGCAGGGCGTGGCGAGTTCCAACGCGGCGGCAGGACGTGGGATCAGTGGGGCGGCGTTGAAGGGCGCCGCGAATTACGCGACGGGCCTTGCCGATAACACATTGAACACGCAGGCCAATATCTACAAGATGAACCAGGGCATCTACGGGATGAACCAGGGCATCTTTCAGAACAACTTACAGAACGTGATAGGGCCGCTCGCTAATCTGACGAATCTTGGGGAGAACGCTTCCAATCAGACCGGGCAGAACAGCCTCCAGTCGGTGGGACAGAGCAATGCCGCGTTGCAGTCCGCCGCGGCCTCGCAGGCGGCGGGAACGGTCGGGAGCGCGAACGCGATCTCCGGTGGATTGCAGACGGCGGCCAATGTGCCGCTGAACACGCTGCTGTTCCAGAAGCTACTAACCAGCAACAATAGCGGTGGTTCTGGGTTTAATTCCCCGCTGGCATTTGGTGGGACCAGCACGCCACAGATTGGCTCAGACACAACTGCCGTTGGGCAGGGCTTTTTTTGATAGGTCATCATGTCCGGTAGCAACCATTGGCAGCAAAACAAAACCGCCAGTCCCGACTGGCGGAAACCGGCGGCGATGCTGTACTCGATAGCGGTATTGAGGAATATGTCATAGATCATGTCCGGTAGCAACCCTCTCATGTCCGGCGCTCAACCGCTCGCCGCGCCACAACCCGATCATCCGGCGATGGGCCACGCGCGCATGTGGCAGCACGTCGGGCAGATGGACCCTGGCGACCTTCCGGCGCAGATCGCGAAGTTGGACTACATCCTGCCCATCCTCGGCTCGCTCGCGACCAATCCCAAGGTGACGGCGAAGGATGTGATCAAGGCCGCGGCCAAGGAGGCGGCGGACGGTAAGGTGCCTCCATCCGAGGCGATCAAGTTCATCACGCAGATGCCGGCCGACGCGGACAAGCTAGGGCCGTGGCTGCGGACGCTCTACAGCGCCAATCTGTCCGCCGTGGTGCATATGAAGGCCGCCGTGCTGCAACAGGCTCAAGGCGCGCAACAGGCGCCGCAGCAGGCCATGCCAGCGGCGCCACCAGGGCCGGCGATGCCACCGCAAGGAGTGCCACCACAATGAGCGGCGCGCTATCGTCTCCCGGCTTCGATCCCGCCATCGCGTTGCAGGCAGGACGCGGTGTTGCGCCGCCGAACCCGTTGCAGACGGTTGGGCAGTTCGCGGATATTCAGAACAAAATCAATCAAACGCAGCTTTTTCCTGGCGCGATGGAGTTGCAACAGCAGCGCATCGCGGGCGGGAAGGCCGATCTTTTCAAGACGTGGAAACAGGCGGCCGCGCTGCAACTGGCGCCCCTCCTGGCGGAAGGCGCCAATCCGACACTGGCGGACGCGACGACCGTTCTGGGGCGGCTAGAGGCTGCCGGCATGTCGATGCACGACCCATCAGCGGCGTTGGCTGGAATGACGGATGGGCCGAACTTTCGGAGCCAACTCGGGGCCTGGGTTGCGCCAAATCTGGCGACGCCAGGGAATGAGGTCGGATCGGTTATTGGCGCGCCAGATCAGCAAATCACCAATCAGGGGATCATCGCTGGTGTGCGGCGTCCCGTCTGGGCGGGCGGCGGCTTCGTGCCTGGATCGTTTACGCAGGAGACATTGTCGCCGCAGCAAAACAAGCAACTGCGGGATGTTGAGATCACCCGTGAAAATTACCAGCAGTATGGTAAATCCGAAGCCGATATCGGCAAGGTCATTCAGGTTCCGGAGGGGGCATTCCCTTATCCAGGAACGACAGGCCAACCTCCAACCACCTATACTCCTGGACAACAACCTGGGGGAACGCCGCAACCGCCGCGTCCAGGTCAGCGTTCCGACGCGGGCGGTACCTCACCGATGCTTGCACAGGTTCAGGCTCCTGGTGGTGCCCGGTTTACGGTTGCCGCCAGCGTTGCACCGCAGTTCCAGGGATTAGTCGCGGACCTTGAAGCCGCCGGCTACAAGATCAACCCCAAAGATGTCAGTAGCTATCGTCCAGGCGCGGTGGTAGCGGGGACAAACACACCAAGTCAGCACGCATCCGCTTTCGCGATCGATGTGAACGCTTCGAACAATCGTGTAGGCACGCCAGGGGAAATACCACCTGACCTCGCACGATCACTGGCGGCTAAATATGGATTGCGTTGGGGCGGTGACTTCTCCCACAATCGAGACCCGATGCACTTCGACGCCTTGCGCCCTCGAAGCGATGCGGGTGACACCGCCGGTCCGCAGGGCACGCAGGTCGCCAGTCTTGGCCTGCCGTCCGGCGTCATGTCAGATGTGCCATCTGGCATCATCCCCGCCGCCGCGCCAGGCTCTTCGCCGCCTTCCATATCGGAAGGGCCAGACTTGAATATCCTGAGACAAGGCGGATCGACGAAATCGAGTCAACCGGGTGTTCGGGACTATATGTTGAATCAATCGCCTGTTGCACAGAACATGGCGAACCGTGTAGCCAGTTTTAGGTCCGAAATGTATCCTCTTTTGGCCGCGCAAGATGCTCTGGCGAAGGCGCCAACCGGAAAAGGATCAGAGACACTTCAGAGCGTTAGTTCATATATCAATACATTCGCTCCAGAACTCTTGCAAAGGGCATTGTCTCATATTTCACCAATTCTGTCCAAAGATGAAGTTGCCGCCTATGATGAAGCCAGAAAATACACCACGCAAATACAACTTGGCGCACCGGGGGCGACACGGAGCAACGAAGGACAGGCGGCGGCCGGCGCGGCAAATCCCAGCGTTGGC